TCATCAGACGATAGCTATATTTGTCATCGTTGAAAAGAATCTGTGATGAAATAGGATAGCCGCCAACTGGATAATGATCGTCAAGAGCAATCGGAAGATGTGCTACTTCTTTTGCTACTGAAGAGAAAGTTTGCTCTTTCACCAGCAGTGTATTATTTGGAGTTATTGACATTTTGAACCTCATTTCAAAGCCCTTAAAATCAATTCAAGGGCTTTAGTTTGTTTTTAAACCTCTTTAAAACCTTACACAACACAACTTACAGAGAAATATTAGTTGCCCTTACTACACCATCAGGCTGTTCATAGCCGAAAGCTACTCTGATTGTGGCAACAATAATCCACATACGGCTCGAAATGTCTTTATCTGTTTCAAAACTGACTGAATCCATCCAGCCGATCACAGCATTCCTTGGGTCACAAAGGATTGCTTCAGTTCTCAGGTTCGGCACTGTTCCAATATCTTCAGGAATAACTGAAGAATCCAGCACTCTGGCTCCCTGATAGAATAACGGAGCGTTTCCTTCAAGGTACTTGTCGCCCATTGCTGTTGCTCTTGAACCAAGTTCATCACAATAGTTCTCAGAACTTGACTGTGAAGCGAAGAATGCAAGAAGTTTTTTATCTCGTTTGAAAGCAGCCGGTAAATCTTTGAGCATATCTCTCATAATGTCTTTACCATAAGCGGCTCCGCCCATATCAATGGAGTGTCCTGCAAGCACTCTCATACCGTCAAAAGCGTTGTAGAATGGATCGAGTGAAGCCGTGTCTGAATTCATCACAAGGTCATCAACATCAAGCCCGATTCTAGCCGCCATCGCTGTTTTGATTGAATTCTCAATGCCCATTTTTTCAATGTTTTTCAGAAGAGCATCGTAAGATAAACGAACCTCTGCTACGAATTCTTTTGTGTCAAGAAGCATTGAATCAAAAGAAGGTTTTGCTCTCTGAATTTCAGTGAGTGCTTGTCCTTCATAGCCCCGGCGAAGGATACGCTGACCGAAGCCCATTCTTGGTACAGTCTTTTTGCCATCAGGAAGAATCACTGTTCTGCAATACTGCTGTATAGTTGAATTTGCAATAGCTTCCTGAATGAAAATCTGAGCCTGTTCTCCGATTAGTTCGCCGCCATCGAGATCGCTCAGAAAGGTGTCTGTTTTTTTCAAGTGTTCAAGATTAGTTGTCATTAAAAATTCTCCTCTATTCGTAGTGTGATTATCTTAAAGGTTTGCACCCAAGAGTGATAAACGAATCGCTCTGAGTTTTCTTTTTTACAGGAGCCGGGTCGCCAGCTGATTGGCTCGGAACAACAACAGAAGACACTTTTTCAAGTTTCTTTTTCAGGTCTTCAAGTTGATTTGCAAATGTTCCTATTGTTTGTGACAAAGCCTTATCTGATGCAGCTTTAGACTCAGCGTCTTCAGCAGTAACAGTATCGGCTGGAGCAGCTGCAGTATCGGCTGGTGTTGTGTCTGTTGTTGTGTCTGTTGTCGTGTCTATTCTTGACAAGCCAAGCTCTGTTAAAGCTTCATCAGATAGGCTTGCGAGAAGTTCTCTCAGAATTGCTTTGACAGTTTCAACGTCGCCTTTTTTAGCCGCGATAAGTCGTTTGCCCTCAGCAATTTCAACTTCAGCATTATCAGACTTTGTAACATACCATGATTTTTTGTTTGCTCCATTTGTCACAATAGAAACCTCCTGAACTTCCAAGTTGCTTAAACGGTTTATAATTTGTTCTTTCTTCATTCTCATACTCCTTGGCTAAATTAGCACACTCTTTTTCACTGGTCAAATAGAAGCTTCCCGAACAGCAAAGCCGCCCATTGACCAAGCATTAAGTTCTCCCTTTTGAACTCTTGCCCAGATTTCATCACTTACTTTGCAAACTAAAATCCAAGAGCCCTTTTTTATTTTCTCTTCATTAACTGAGAAACTTTCAGGAGCAATAAAAGACTGAACTGGAATAACGGCTCGACCTGCTATAGAGTCGTGCATGATGCCAGTTACAAAGAAATCAGCCATCCATTTATGGGCTGCTTGTTCTATCTCTGAACTTGAGTAAATATCACCTTGAGCATCAGGAGTAATCTCTTCACCGTCGGAGCCGTCCGTTGGTTCAAGAACAACCCCATAAACGAGCTGCGGCGAGTTCTCTTGTGTAGTGTCGACTTTCAAAACTCGATTCAATGTGAGCTTGTTTTCAGTTGATTCTGAGAGTTTTTTTTTTGAAGGTTTTTTTTTGCCACCGGCTCCAGTATTACAACCTGCTTCAACGGAAGAAGCATCTGGAGTTTCTTCTGAAGCCTCACCTTCTGGAGCAACTTCTGGAGTTGTTTCTGATGTACCTTTTGGCTGAATAATTATTTCTTCAGTTGGTAAAATAAAGACTGTCAGAACTTCAACAACTTCGCCCGGAAACTCCATAGAAACTTCGCCAGCCTCTACAGTCATAGGCACTCTATAATAGCAATAAGGTTCGTTCCAGCCTAGATATACACTTATATAGCAAAACTCTTCATCAATTGACTCAATACAAATATACGGCGGCTCAGGAGCTTCTTCTTCCTCTTCCTTATAGCCATATACACCTTCAATTGCTGCTTGGCTAATTTGGTCATTCATAGCAGTTATTAACTGCTGAAAGTTCTCAAAGCCACCTAAGTCAATGGCTTTGGATATTGCAACTTTTTCATTCTTCTTGATAACTGGAGCAAGTTGACCAGACCAGACTTCGCCAACTGTCTGTTTCTCGTTGCTCAATAAAATTGAACCTTTTAAAATTCTTCCACTCCAAGACAAATCTTTAGCAATTTCAGAAGCAACTTTCGCCAGTTCTCCGACGGGTTTAAACTTCAGCACAAAGGTTCCTTTTTCAACTGTCTGAACTCCGTTTAATAACTCAGCAAGAAACTCTTCACTTCCAGAAGCCTGAAAAATAGTTGTTTCACTATCGAAAGCTTTTATAAGTTCTTCAACAGGTGAACAGTAAATATTTGCTTTGCTTAAAGCAACTCTATTTAGTTCTGAAAGTGTGATATTAAAGGCTTTTAAATCCCTTGAAATTTCACCAAGTACACCTTCAGCATTTAGATTTTCTTCTTGATGTTCTTCAAGTTCTGTAAATTCTTCAGTAGTCAGACCTTGCAAAGACTTGATACAACTGGCTTTGCCAGCATCAAGAATGTTTATAATTATTCTCGGAGCAAGTTCTGATTCTGTCTTGTTGATAAATTCGCCTGTTAAGTCTACAAGTGTTCTGTAAATTTTTTTCATGAAAACCTCCGTTGATAAAATAGCGACACTGTTAAGAATAGTCAAATAAGACCTGCTCAAATTTCGCTATCGTAGTAGGTTGTTGTTCTACATCGAGCATGATATGGCGGAAAAACACCGAAGCCTTGTATCTTCTCTGAATTCCAGCCCTTTTTATATGAATAGTTTCCATCAGTGCCGGTAGCAAAAGTCTGGTTTTTTCCGTTTGAATCTTGAAAAGAAAAAGAAGACACTCCTGAAGTTTTATCTGTCTTCTCTTTGACCCAAGGAAAAGCTTCCCTTGGGTCGGCATCTTGGGCTACAGCCTGATTGTAATATTGAAACATAGGTTCAACTGAAAGAATCTGGCCGTCAATGAATCTGCAAAAAGGTGTTGTCCTTTCGTCAAGAACTGAAGAGGCTTTAATATATTTAATTCCAGCATCTTGATATGTAGCAAGTTGCCCATAACTTCTAGCTCTCGCCAATACATTCTGGGCTGTCACTTCCAAATAGTTCTTCTGAACTTTTGAAACTTTCTCAGGTAGTGCTTTAATAACATCTGCTACAACGACTTTATAATTAAGCCCTTCATCAAGACCGGCAATAAGTTGATTCTTCATTGTGTTGGCAGCAACAGCACTCAACTTCATAAAGGTCATAGGCATTTGCTTGGAACCCATGCTACCAAGGTTCTTAATTGCTTTTGTATCTTTCAAATTAAAATCCATTTCAACATCAAAGCCTTTTGCTTCAATCATTGTTTCTCTGGTTCTTATTGCTATTTCAATTGAAGTTTTGCTTCCGATAGTTTGAATCTTTGGAAGAACTTTCAGAACACATGGCGGAATAAAGTTTGCTAAAATATCGAATTCGGCTTGAATGTATTTGTCACTTTTTTTGCTCCAGTCAACTTCTGAAAGCCGGTCAATATAAGCATCAAGATATTCTCCTTCTACTGCTCCAAGTTCTGTTTGCCACTTTTGAATCAAAGCCCTGATATACTTCTGATAGCCAACGGCTGTGTGTGGGTCATTTGAAGCTTTTTCAAGTTCAGTCAATTGCTTCAGGTCTTCAAGTTGAGCAATGATTTCTACCATGAAGTCAACATCAGGCTTCTGAGCAACTATCGTTTGAACTTCAGAACAGATAACACCGCCAACGAACTTTATTGCTGACTCCCAGATAGTAATTGAGCCGGGATATTTTACTTTCGCCGTAGCGAGTTGAATTGAGGCTCTCAGGTCATCGCATTTCTTTACTCCTTCAATGGTATTAACAAAATATTGCCCTCGTAGAATCACACCGTCTGCTCTTATCAGCAATGAAATTAAATCGGGTTCAATGTGTTGAAGTTTACCTGAAGAAAGAAGAGCCCATTTTTTCATAATTTTAAAAGTTCCCTTTCAGCATCAGCCCCTTGAGCCTGTGCTATGAGCCTGTTTCCTTCTGTCAAGAAGCGTGAAATCTCAGCCCCTAAAGCATCTGTCGTTTCTTCTGTTGTTGGATTGTCAACAGGTGTAGGAAGTTCTGGCGGATTTTGCCCATAGATTGAAAGGACTTGTGGTGGATAATTGCCCCAACTATCAGTCACTTGAGCAAACTGTCGTTTGAAAATAGGTTCAAAAAGTTCTCTTGCTTCGTTAGGTCTGAGAACATTCTTTGAAACTGCTTCAAGAACAAGTTTAGCAATGACTTCGGTATCACTTGAAGTGTGGCCACGACTTACAAAACGAACGTAAAATAAGCCGAGGTCTGGAAGAATCTGCTCTGATATAAACCAATCAAATTCATTTCGCAAAGGTGTAAATACTTGAGCATCAGCCTGAGCTAAAGCCGCATCAGCCGTGGCTCTGTTTGCTATTCCTGTTGTGTTACCTCTTACAATATCACTGATTCTAAATTGTGTTCCTACCTTGTCAGAATTCCTTTTGTCGTACTCAAGAAACGAACCTTCGCTATCCATTGCCGAGCGAAGGTCTTTAAAAGATATACTGGGCACAAGGTCTGATA